TTTCCATTAGCAGCAATTTTGCTAGAGCCTTCTCTAAGCGTCCCAATCTGGGTTAGTCCAGAGATGTCCATAGATGAAATACGAGAATCAACGCACACTACGGCAAAGCCGTCACCTTGTACGCCAATAATGGTAGTCATCAGTCAGCCTGATATTCCTTACCGTTGTACATTGCCCAACCGTTGTAGATAGGAATGGTGTCATAAGTAAAGCGATGAGCACCTGAGTCCTCGTACTGAACGACAGCCAAACCTTGTTGCCAGTTCTCATGACGAGTTAACGGGCGTCCGTCAAGATCTACGCCGCCTTTTGTGGATGGAATAGCGCCGTCAATACGAGCAAGGCAACCAGGAGAGGCAGCCATGATGGTGCGTGGACCATCAAAGTCCTCACGAGTTTTGTACGCCACTTCAATTCTGTGGATGTGTCCATAAATTACGCTCGTCTTTTCTGAGTTGAGATAAATGTGTGCAGTGGAGCCTGACGACTTAACACGGTCCCCGTGGATGACTCGCAACTTCTCGTTGATCCAATAGTCCGATGCTGGATAACCTGGGCGGTATTCCACACCAAATTCATCCATGCGACAAAGATAAGGTACGGAAAGAACAGGCCACGATTCTGGAATGTTTCCCTTGCGTAGGCCATACGCCGCACCTGCGTTAACAAGCAGGTACTTAGGCATACGCTCTTCGTGGTTTCCTGCAAGCCAAATGATCTTTGCATCTGGAGCAGCCGCACGCATCTGTGCACAGAACAAAGTTGCACGGTCAATTGATGCTTGTGTGGTCTGTGCGTATGCAGGATATGTCAAGTACTTACCCATCTCAGGGAAGTCAAGGTTGTCACCAACACATGCAATTACTTCAGGCTGTGTGCTCTTAATAACACCTAACGTAATGCTGATTGCTTTTTCATCATGTGTTGGTTCTAGTGAGCCGTCACGACCACGGTAGTACCCGATCTGAATGTCAGGAACAATTACGCATGTTTTAAACGTTGAAGGCTTCTTGGTTTTAGCAGTTGCTGTAGGCAACTTAATTGCAGGACCTTGTTGAACAACGGGCCACTCAGGACCTGTTTCCCATTTAGGACTGAATTGAATTGCTGCAAGGTCATGGATTTGGGCTTCACCCTCAGCGTCTTTAGTTAAAGACTGATACAACTTAACTTTTCTAACATCACCAATCTCAGCAATGTCAATGTTTTTACGCTCTAGCATTTCTACCAATTTGCCAAGCAATTTAGTTTTATCTTGTGGCGGGTTTGATAATGCGTTAGTTAAGTCGCTCATTTTGTGTCTCCTTGGTAGCAACAACATTCCTTATTGACGTGTCGTTGAATAGTGCTTATGCTCACGTTGTATCCATGTTGCCGCATAACTTTGGTAAGCCATGAAGCGCTATATGTTTTGCTTTTTCCTAAGCCGTTATCCTCACGGATGAGTTCAATGGCACGGTCTATCGCTTCCTGTTCTTCAGGAGCCATCTTCATTTTTGTTCGGGTGAACTTACACGTGTCAGCCGTTACGGTGTCTCTGGGGTTAAGTAAGTCCGCCAGTAAACTGTTTTTCTGTTCTTGTTTGTTCACAAATACCTAACCTTTTGTAATTCATAATTACGGTCAGGAACATCCTAGCACCCTAATCTTAGGTGTGCCTACAATCACTTCTTGTCGTCTAGGTGCCAATCAATGTGTTTATCTAAACGCTCTGAAACGTTGGTGACCTTTTCGCCCACAGTGTCCACACTGCGTCTTACACTTTTTAAATGAAGCATGACCATTCCGTGGTCTACACGGTTCTCTTTACGAAGTTCTTTTAATTGTTTAATTCCTGCGCCAAGTGCTCCAGCAAGAGTGGTAATGAGGGTGGCGATAATAATTGCCCATGCGTCGGTCATTCTGAACCTCGTGCTGACTGCCATGTTGTGGACTGCCCCACATTAGGCGTGTACTTATGTGCGTTTTCTCGCTTCCATTTTTCGGCAACATCAGGACCATGTATCTGGTGTACTCGTGAAGCATCACGTTTAAATGCATCAGCCGTGGCTACTTGGGCGGAGTGAACCGAAAGGTCGTAACCTCCAGCGTTGCCTAAGAATGTATCGGCAAACTTCTTTCCACCCTGTTTAATACCTGCCACACTTGCGTCATGGGTATCTGAAGTCCATGCTTTACTCTGTTGGCCTGCTACCCATGGGCTATAGCCATGTTCTGGATGGTGTGCCGAGGTCAAACCTAAGTCAAAGTTAGGGACCTTTTGCGAAGGTACTAGTTCATTTTTAGGAGGCGCTATTCTTCCTGTTGGTGGGCTTGCAACACCTCGTTGTGTTTGTACAGCCTTCATGAGGTTTTCTGGCAACGCCGAACCAGCCCATTGGGTACCTGACATGGCTACAGAATGCGCAATTGCTTGTGATGGAGAGGCAGTGTCTCGTGCTTGAGACATCGCTTTAGCGGCTACTTCAACGTTTGGATACCTTGTTTCTCCACCCTTTGTTTCGTTCCACTTACTTCGTGGACTAACTAATGCGGTACCTCTGCGCAACATAGGTATATCTAAACCATGCTTTTCGGCAGTTTCTCTGATTACCTTAGGGCTATTACCTTCGCTGTACTGCGGAACACCATCAACAACACCAGTACGTTCACCTAGATACCAAGTAGATCCTTCAGAACCTGCTTCAAAGTGTTTAGTTCTATGTTGAACCATTTCGTCAAAAGTAGTTGACGTCGTTCCTTTTGGTGAAAAATCTAAACCAGGTGCTTTACGAACTTCTTCCAGTCGTTTACCAACCGTAGTGGCTACTTCAGGTTTAGAAGCAGGATTCTTTCTACTGGCTTGGTAAGTGTTAAGCACCCCTTCCCGAGTTGATTCTGGAACAGGAGGCACGCCCCATGCTTGGCTAACAATGGCTTCAGGAGCCGATGTATTAGTGCCTGCTTGTTTTTGCTTTAATATTTGAGTTAAAGGTACTCGGGCGGCGTCATCAGCGGCATCAGGCTCTGAGTAATCAGTAGTGAACGTTTTACTTCGGGTACCCATGTCCACAGGCATATCCATGGTCTCTCGGTCTTTACCAAAAGCGTACGCACGGATTTCTGAATGTTGTTTTTGAGCATCAGTAATGCGGTTTGAAACAACATCAAATTCTTTGTTTTCTTTATTTTGTTTGATTACTTGACTTCTTGTAGGTTTAGCCTTCTTCTTAGCCGCCATTAGATGCCATCCTTGTTTTGTGGATTAGCCTCGGTGTAAGAGCGCACGCCTTGCGCACGACGTCGCATAGGGTCTTGTGGGCGGTGATTCATACGAGTACCGTTAGAAACTTTGTTTAAACCAGATCGCATAGGTTTAAAAAGATCAAGCGCATCTTGGTAACCAACGCCAAGACCTGACATGTTGCGCTTCATGTCAATGCCACCTCTAGGACCAGGTGTTTTACCTATCATTGGGTTACGGTCGCCTGTACCGTAATCAGGGCGGCGATACTGCCGTTGAGTTTCGTGGAAATGTTGTTTACGAGACTTCATTGCTCCCGTAAAGAATCCAGCCCCAGCGTAAACCTGACCTATCGCTATCCCAGACTGGGTATTAGTAGGGGGAGTCGGTTGACTCCCCCCACCATTAACAGCGTTGTCAGTTGTGCTGGCGCCTGCGTCGGCGCCGCCTTCCATACTTAGTCGTTAACGACTGTTGGGTTCATGCGGTTCATGTGACCGCCGCTGTTGTACTCGTACTCAAATGCTGGCATTCCGTCGCCTGACATTGATCCTTGAACGAATTCATTCAAGACCGATGGGGCTTCAATCCACGAAGCAGAACCTACGTGAGCACGCTCACGCATGGTGTCTTCTGGGTACTTGTAAAACATTTCAGGGTTGTTGTGGTTCTGACGACCTGGAGCCGATGAAGGGTCCATGTAGGCACCTTTGGCAAAGTCGTTAGGGACGTCGGTGTCAGTAGCGACACCTTCTTCAAAGCGCAATGGTCCACGGTTCCCTGGAATGCTTGGAGCGATTGTGCGCTCAAACATGTTTGGTGACCGTTCTGGAAATTGTGGTGCTGGTGCTACGTTCACGTAAGCCTCCGTAATAGGGGTTTTTAACTTGTAACTAGATTAGCATTATTTGAGGACGTACATCAGCGATAAAATGGCGATTCACTAGCCTGTATGACAGGCATGGTGTCGTGCAGGGTCATAGCGCATGCAATAGCCAAGGAATCGGGGTAGTCATCAAAAGCACCCTTTTCTTCAGGGGCTGCTGCCAACATGTAAGGACCACGATATATCTTTTCAAGGTCATTTAATTGTTGATTAAAGCGCTTCCAACCACGGGTACGGCGAGCCTTAGAATGCCCTGGAAGGATTAATTGTTCTCTCTGAATCAACTCTGTGAGGTGTACCCAGCGCTCATGCTGTGCTTTGGAGTCCGAGGAGACTGCAATGACCTCAATGTCAGGGAGCAATATCTGCATACGTTCGGCTACAGCGCCACCGACACCTTGCGAGTCAATGCCGATACGCAAGGGGTCGTAGTTACGCAGAAAGTCAATAATCTGAAAGTACTGCTGTTCCCATTCCTCATTGTTAATCTCTAACCAGTTGAGGACACGGTGTTCATGGAAGCCAAAAGGATCTGGATGATCCCAGTCCACCCAGCAAACTGTCACTACGGTGCTGTCATTAGATCTAGCAACGTCAATACCAACCACTACAGGCGTTCTCCACCATTGCTTTACAAGGGCCATAGAGGGGTCGTAGAGCCGTTCTAAGCGCTCTTCAGTGACAAACATACCTTTGTCCAGTACCCACTTATTACAGTAGGACATCTGGAATTCGTCAGACTCTTCACCAATACGCAGTTTCTCTTTGGAAATAAACTTGGCGTAGTTAGTGTTGTACTTGGCAGCAACACGCCAGTCATACTCAAAGTGGCACGGTCTGAACTTGCGACCACCATTCACCGTGCGGCGCTTGTTGTACTGGATCATCTTGTAGAAGTAAGACTTGTTGCGGGTAGCCGTGCCCGTAAGGCAGATGCTGCCGTTGTTAAACGCCAACATAGGTTTGATTGACTTAGCAATCATGTATTCGTCGGCTTCTTGGGCTTCGTCAATCAAAACAAAGTGGTAGGTCTTTGATTCAATCTTGGCTTTAGGGTTACACGTTTGCATGCGGCAAAGTGATCCCGAGTGCTTCAAAGTAATGATGCGGCCTTTACCACGAGCGCCACCAGAGGTTGCCTTATCATCAATTTCTGGATCTAATAGGAAATCCATGGCATGGTCACTGGTGAGTTTTCCAACAATGCGACTGAACACCGTGTCGGCTTGATCCTCTACAGGAGCAAATACGCCACACCAAAAACCTCGGTCAAACTTCTCTAACCACGTTGGGTACACCTTTGCCAACTTAGGCAAGATAACCATGAGGGATGCCATGACATTAGAAAGCACTTCAGACTTACCGCTCTGACGAGTGGCGACTACTGTCATTTCTTCACCATCACCAAGGATGACGGATTCAATAAGCCGATAGGCAATAGGAACTTGATACGGGAACAACTCAACGTCGCAGAACTCTTCGGTAAACACAATAATGCGTTTAACCAATTCGTCTACGAACTCGGCTGAGGTTTCGTCTAACTCCTCCGCAGTATCGTCGTTTATTAAGTTTTCGTCTAATTCATCGTCTGTGAGCACTTACCCATCATAGACTATTAATAAGCGTCGTTATCAAACTTCATTTGCTCTTGGTCAGGGCTGTCATAGACTTTGCGTGATGGGCGAAGTTCTGCAATAAGGGCAACGGCATCCTCAAGGATCATCGTAAGATTCCAAATATCTACAATGGTGGCGTCCTCATCGGGGGAAGTAGAAAAGACTTTAGAAGCATAGGATTCGGTGACCATAGCAAGGTCATTCACAGCGTTAACAAAACGCTTTCTGTCAAGTTTGTCTAGATTGGTAAGGGTTGGCTTGGTTTCCGTGTTGTTTGTCATAGTCGTGATAGTACCAGCACTATTTTGTATCGTCAACCCTCTGTTGTAGTTCCGCCCAAATAGCCGTAAGAGCGGTCAAAGACGTGTCCACATCAGAAGGCTCTGCCCCGTGGTAACGCCACTGATCGTAACTAGCACCAAGGTTCATAATGCTGGTATCAAACCATTGAAGGAGTGAAGCACGGTCAAGGTTTTTAATCCGCTTTGGAATAACTACTTCTTCTTTTTCTACAACCTTCTTAAAAAACACCATCACCACATCCCAATTTCTCGTGCAGGGGTCGCCATATCACGACCACCAATTGCTTGTAGTACCCCGTCTGTTTCTTCTTGTATGGTTATTCGCTTACACAACCCTATCTGAAGAGTGTGTTTAGATGTTCTAATTTGGACGCCTTTACCATGTCTCCACGGGAAGTCAGTCTCTTTCATAAAACCTGTGCATATCAGAGAGGTACGTAGATCTACGAAGTCTCTAACGATCCAATAAATGCGCCCAATGCCATGGACTTTATTCATGGTTATATCTGGAATTGTTGTGCGAAAAACTTGCTTTCTTCATCTTCGGTAGCCCTACTGTTTGTAAACGAATTAAGTACTGAGTTAATATAGCGCCCTTTTGACTGAGCCGATGCAAAGGCTTGATAAATATGTTCAGGCACATTTAAGTATTTCCAACCCGTGCCGTATTTAATAAATCGTACAAAAAGTGTGCCTGTAAAACCACCAGCATCAGCATTCTGGGCTACATACCTAAAGGACTCAACACGGCTGCTCTCATCGGGTGGATGGTAGTACGTGGTGTTGGGATCCCACTTAATAGGGGCAAGGTCAGTAGATTGATAACTTTCGTTTTTACGCTGCCGTTCCCGCTCTTCTTGAATGGCATATTGCCCAGTGTAATAGTTTAAGCCTTCAGTAAGCCGTTGGCGTGAAGAACTACCTAGTCCTGGTTTTGGGCGTGCCATGACTTATGCCTGTGGAGGAAGCGTTGCCTCATAATCAAGAACTGCTTGTGGCATTACTTTACCTTCGGTGAAACGAATGTGCCAAGGCTCGGCACCTGGCATCTCAACAACCTCATGGCTGAAGCCGAAGCGTTGCTCGTTGGCAAGCAACCAGTCCATAACCTTCTTGTTGCCAGTGTTAGTAATGTCAATAGCGATACCAAGCATGTGGCGTGAGCAGGTCTTAGCGTCATCGTTAGGGGCAGCGAGTGGGGCGTTGCCTTTCTTGAGGTACCACTTCACACCATTCCATGTACGAGTGGAGGCATCTGGAATTAATTCCTTCTGGTACCTAGTCAAAAAGCCTTTTGTTTGGGTCTCAATACTGCGGAATGTGTCCCCGCTGGAAGTCGGAGCCAACTTGACTCCTTCTGCTGCGGCGGCGGCTTTCATTGCCTCAAAGGCACGAGCGGCGCAATGGTGCATTTGTCCACCAACAGATAACTTGCGAAGCATTCCAGGTTTGATCTCTGAAGGCTTTTTACCTTCTAGATGTTCACAGAATTTGATAGGAACTACAGGCCAAGGCATTTTTGTCATGGCCCCATTTTACCCTAAATGAAGGGTAGGGATTAGTTGGTCAAATTAAAGGATATAGAAATACGCTCTTTATTACTGGTGTTTACTCCGACATCATGGGGCATCCATGATGGAAACAAAAACAGCCTATTTTCTATTGGCTCATACCAGCGTTCAATCATCGCCTGAGGGGTTTGTCCATCAGCGATGGTTCTACCAGTCCCCAGTGACCTTATTGCAAAAGACTCTGATTGATTTCTGTAGAAGTTGATGGCACCACAGTCAGTGTCTTGAGGAACGCTCACATAGAAAACTCCAGACAACACACTTCCTGGATGGGTGTGTATGGAGTTGTATGCACCGTAACCATTGATGTTTATCCAGAAGTTGGTTGTCTTTAGTTGACCTTCTAATGGGCCATAGGTTTTATATGCTTCATTTCCATGCTGCTCAATAGACACAAGCATCTTGGATAGTTCGTTATTATTAGCAATCTCAGATTGGGCGCAAATATCAGATGACTGCCAGGAGTTGAGACCACGGTTACTTAGCGTTCTACTATCCTTTTTGCTTCTTGCGTCTAGGCAGTAATCACGAACTGCTTTTAAGTCAAGGTTTAAGTCAACGCACCATATTGGATTTGGAAACAAGTATTCACAAACTAGATTGTCAAACATATTGATGAGACCTTTGGTTGAGCAAAACGTATAGTGAGATCACTATACCGTGACACTTTAGAAAGTGATGGTGCCTGAACCAGTCCACGCATAAATACGGTAGCCACCAGCAATTGTTACGCTTGGTGAACCTGTGGTTGCAGCAGCAGCATTAAAAGAATCTGGGTAACGAATTGCTACAAAACCAGAGTTGCCATTTGTTCCAACATGGCTCCAACCATTGTCTGAACCTCCTCCTCCACCGCCATAGCCAGCACCAGCGGAACCCCATCCAGCACCACCAGCGCTTCCCGCCTGTCCACCGCCTGCATAAGCAACAGATGAACCAGTAATAGAGTTAGAACGACTTGCACCACCCGCTCCAGCAGCAGCGCCAGGAGGACCTGAACCAGCCCCACCTGCTCCACCGCCTCCACCGCCTCCAATGTTCACATCCCAAGGAGGTCCACCACCTGCATAACCTTGACCAGTGGTTCCAGAATAACCTCCACCACCTAATGCTCCACCACCACCAGAGCCACCAGAAGAACCGCCTTGGATTCTTCCAGAACCACCACCGCCACCAACCGATGAAATAGAACCAAAAGCAGAGGCAGTGCCGTTTGTTCCACGGCTTCCACCACCACCACCTGTTCCAGGGCTACCAATTGTCACCGTTATGGGTGTTCCTGTCGCTACTGCAAGTACAGGTTCAGCAGAAGCGCCACCACCAGAAGTTGCACCAATAACTGAAGTACGTAAACCTCCTGCACCTCCACCGCCACCAGCACCGTTTGTG